TATTAATCCATAACTTTCTTTGGTCAGCAGGAAGCCTGCCAGGTTCGTCAAGTAACATGCAGATATTCTCTAATCTATCTGAAGTCTCTACAAAGTTTATTAATTCTTTCTTATTCATTTATTTTTTCCTTTAAGTTATTGGGGAGCTTTTACACTCCCCAGTTAATGTTAGCTAACTTTGTTAATCTGCTTAGCTAATGCTTCTGCACCTTCCTCGTCTAGAAGATTAAAGGTAGAGCACATCTTACCTATAAATCTATCTAGAGCTTCAGGCTCCTTGTCGTTCATCTGCTCGACAATCTTCCAAGCCTTCTGGTCAAGAGTCTCAGGCTTTTTATCACTAGCCCATCTTTGCATCTTACTCCAAGAGTCAAGCTCTAATTCTGCAAGCTTGTTAGAAATATCCTCAAAGCTTGTATTCTTTGAGAAAGTTTCTCTGACTTTCTTAGAGGTTGCAAATCCTCTTAGCTTCTCAAGCTTGTTACACACAAAACCTCTTTTGGTCTTGGTGTACTCATAGACAGAATTGCCTTTACTGTCTTGAAGCTTATTAAGCTCAGATGTTAACTTTTCAGCTAACTTCTGACCCTTCTCTTTTTGAGATGTAGACCAAGCAATTGCAATGGTGCCAATCTCAATCTGGGCTTCGTTAACCTGAACACCAATAGTGCTCTTGGCTTCCTTCAGCTTGTCTTCGTTTCCATCAGCGAGAAGCTGTAACTCACCAATTCTTTTTATATAATCACTCATGTTTTCTCCTTTGTGATTAAGTTAAAAAACACCAACAAGGAATTTGTTGGATGATTAATCATTACAAAAAAAATTATGAATGTCAACAAAATGTTAAATATAATTTTGAAAGCCTTACTGAGCAAGGGTTTCAGAGGATACTTTTTTTAAAGGTATCTTTTTATAAAAAAACAGTTATTCGTTACATAATATAGCCATACCCCACCACAAAAAATTATTATGTATTGTGTATGTATATATGGTAGTGTCATATATAGAATAAAAAACTAGGGTCAAAATAATGCTTGCATTTTAGTGGGGAGTAATATATAATATATATATAATATAATACTATATAGTTTAAGAGGTATTTAAAATTAAATATTATAGTTTTATATTATTATTATTATAACAATATAACAATATAACAATGTAAAGGTATTAAATACTTTGGAAACTATAGAGACTATATCTACATCTCCTTATATTAATTTAAATGATTATCTTAATTTAAAAATAACACAAGACTCTAAAGAGGACTTCATAACTTTTGTTCGTAAGATTGCTCCAATGCTTGTTTCTGATTGGAAGATGGGTAAACATATAGAAGTAATATCAGAAAAATTAAAACAATTAGAGAGTGGTGAAATAAAAAGACTAATGGTGTTTCTACCACCACGTTCCTCTAAATCTGTAATCTGTTCTAAATTGTTTCCTGCTTGGTACATTGGTCGTAATCCAGAACATGAGATACTTACTGTTTCCCATAGTGACCAATTGTCTTCAGACTTTGGTAGAAGTGTAAGAGATATTGTCGATTCAGAAGAGTTTCAAAATATATTTAAAGGTGTTAAGCTAAGAACAGATGTTAGAGCTGCAGGTAAATGGAAAACAAATCAAGGTGGTAGTTATTATGCAGCAGGTGTTAAATCTCAGATAGCAGGTCGAGGAGCTCATATCGCTATACTAGATGATGTAATGTCTGAAGAAGATTCTTATTCTGAAGCAGGTCGTAGATATATTAAAGAATGGTACCCTGCAGGTTTAAGAACTCGTATAATGCCTAATGGTTCTATATTGATAATTAACACAAGGTATCACTATGATGATTTGTGTGGTTGGTTATTAAAACAACAAGATGAATATGCTATTGCACCTTGGGAGGTTGTAAGAATACCTGCGTGGCTTGACGAGGAGTCTGCTGAGTTACTTGAGTTACCAGTAGGTAGTAGTTACTTTCCAGAGTGGAAGTCTGATAAAGTATTACAAGTAGATGAAGCAGAGATAAAAGCATCTAATGGTGCACGATATTGGAACGCATTATATATGCAGGACCCAACACCTGATGAAGGTGGTTTAATAAAAAAAGATTGGATACAATGGTGGGAATATGAAGACCCTCCAACATGTGACTTTATGATTCAAACATATGATACTGCGTTCTCAACAAAGACAACAGCAGACTATAGTGTTATACAAACCTGGGGAATATTTACGCAGTATGAAGAAGATGCATATGGTTATGAAAGTTTTAAATCTCATTTAATATTACTTGGAAATATAAAAGGTAGATTTGAATATCCAGAACTAAGACGTATATCACAACAACTATATCATGAGTATAGACCTGATGTTTGTATGATAGAAAAAAAGGCTAGTGGTCAATCACTCATTCAAGATATGCGTAGAGCAGGAATACCAATATTAGAATATACACCAGATAGAGATAAAGTATCTAGAGTACATGCTGCAGCTCCAATGATAGAAGCAGGTCGTGTATGGATACCTAAAGATAAAAAATGGTCAGAAGATTTATTAGAAGAAATATTACGTTTTCCAAATGCAGCTCATGATGACCAAGTGGATGCAATGACAATGGCAATACATTATATGAAAGAGTCATGGCATCTTGAACATCCTGAAGACCCAGAGTGGGAAGATGAGCCTAGAAAAAAAAGAGTTGCATACTGGCGAACATAATGATATAATTAAGAACAAAGGGGAAAAATAATGGCGATAGAAAATAATCCATTTGAGAGAATACCAGAAGAAACTCAAAATATAATTTCAATACCAAAGAAAGTAAAGGATACAGATGCTACTATTGAGTTAGAGCCTGATGGTGGTGTTATTGTAGATTTAACAGAAACATCTGTAGAGATGGAACCAGAACCTGATATAGAAGAATGGTATGGTAATTTAGCTAATGATTTAGATGAGGACTCTTTAGCAGAAATAGCAGAAGATGTAATTAATAATTATACAGCAGACAAAGATTCCAGAGCTGAATGGGAATCAATGTTTGAAAGAGGATTTGATTTATTAGGATTAAAGATAGAAGATGCAGCAGAACCTTTTGAAGGTGCTTGTACTGCTGTCCATCCAATGTTAATTGAATCAGCAGTTAAGTTTCAATCAAAAGCAATACAAGAATTATTTCCAAGTAGTGGACCTGTTAAATCTCAAATATTAGGAAAGCAAACTCCTGAAAGAGAACAACAAGCAAACAGAGTTCAAAGCTTTATGAATTATCAGGTAACAGAACAGATGCCTGAATACTTTGATGAAACAGAAAGAATGTTGTTTCACTTACCACTAATAGGTTCAGCATTTAAAAAAGTTTATTATGATGCTAATTTAAAAAGACCAGTATCTGAATTTATTCCTATAGACCAATTTTATGTTTCTTATTATGCTTCAAACTTACGTAAAGCAGATAGATACACACATGTTATTTATAGAAGTCCTGTAGATTTAGCTAAAGATATTCGTTCAGGTATTTATGATGATGTTGAATTACCTGAAGCTACAAATCCTAATCCCACATCTTTTTCAGAAAAGATGGATACAATATTAGGTTTAACTCCCACAGAAAATAGTGACCCACAATATACATTATTAGAACAGCATTGTTATTTAGATATAGAAAAAGATTATGCTTGTCCTTACATTGTTACTGTAGAAGAACAATCAAGAACAGTTTTAAGTATAAGAAGAAATTTTAAAAAGGACGATAAGAAACAAGAAAAAGTTTCCCATTTTGTTCATTACAGGTTTGTTCCTGGTTTTGGATTCTATGGGTTTGGCTTGATGCACTTTCTAGGCAACTTAACCATGACTGCAACAGCAGCTATGAGAAGCTTAGTAGACGCAGGTCAATTCGCAAACCTACCAGGAGGTTTCAAAGCAAAAGGTGTAAGACTTGTTGGAGACAATGAACCAATAAGTCCTGGTGAATTTAAAGAAATAGAAGCAACTGGAGTAGACTTAAGCAAGGCAATTATTCCTCTCCCCTATAAAGAGCCTTCCTCTACTCTATTTCAGATGTTAGGTTTTGTAACAGCAGCAGGTCAGAAGTTTGCTGATAGTACAGAACAGATTGTTTCAGATGCAGCTTCCTATGGTCCTGTTGGTACAACAATGGCACTATTAGAAGCTTCAAGTAAATTCTTTTCTTCAATACATAAGAGATTACATAAATCTCAGAAAGATGAATTTAAAATTCTTTCTCGTATTAATTATGAATACTTACCCTCAGAGTATCCATATGAAGTTCCTTTTGCAGAACAAAATGTGTTTAAGAAAGATTTTGATGGAAGGGTTGACGTAATCCCTGTCTCAGACCCTAACATCCCTTCTAATGCACATAGAATGATGTTAGCTCAAATGGCTCTCCAAATGGCTCAACAATCTCCTCCTGGTATGTTTAATATAGAAGCATTAAATAGAACAATATTAAGTTCTGCTAATATGCCTAATATAGAACAAATACTTCCACCTAAAAAAGAACCACAACAGATGGACCCAGTATCAGATATTATGGCAGCAACTAAAGGTATTCCAATAGCTGCTTTTGCAGGACAGAATCATGATGCCCATATTCAAACAAAGATGGCTTATTTACAAGACCCTCAAAATGGTGCTAACCCTATTATGGCTAGAATTAAACCTATATTAGAAGCGAATATACAAGAACATTCAGTTATGAAATATCAAGAACAAATAAGTGGTGTAACTAAAACAGCAGGACAGCAAGACCCACAAGCTGTAGAAATGGCAATGGCTCAAGCAGCACAACAAGTATTAAATGCTAATCAAGCTATGGGTCAAGCTCAATCACCTGAACAACAAATGGTTGCACTAGAACAAGCTAAAGTAGAATTAGAAAAAGAAAAACTTAAAATGTCTTCTGCTAAAAATTCTGCAGATGCTGCATTAGAATCTCAAAAGTTAGAATTAGAAGAAATGAAACTATTAAAAGATTCTGCAGTTGCAGGACAAACTGCTACTATGAAAAAGCAAAAAGGAGATTTAGATAGAGCAAGTAAAGAAACTATGAAACAACTTGACTTACTAACTAAAACTGTCATAGCTGAACAAAGAGCAGAAATAGATTTAGAAAGAATAAGAACAGATGCTATGAAAAAAGTAGCAGAATTAAATGATGTAGATGATAGAACAAGAAGTTTAAAACTTATTGATTTTATGACAGATGCAATTAAAAATGAAATGAAAGAAACAAAAGAATAACTAGGGATATTTTATGCCTGTCGACTGCCCTAGCAGACATGCCAAGACGACAGGTTAATTTTATAAAGGAGAATAAATTATGGCAAACACAACTTTTAATGGACCAGTCAGAGCTGAGAATGGCTTTATTGGTGTTACAAAAGACTCAGATACAGGAGCAATAACAGAAAATATTACTTATGGTAATAATGGTTTGGTAGCAACTCCAGTAACATTAGCTGATGCAAATACAAGTTTAACTGCTGCTACTAATGGAGGAAGAGTAAATATTATTCCAGATGTAACAGGAAATAGAGTATATACATTACCTTCACCATCTGCAGGATTACATTTTAAATTTATTTATGGTGGTGTAGCTGCTGATGCTTCAAACCCAATAATATCTACAGGAGCTGATGCAAATTTTATATCTAAAGGTGGTATTACTTTTCATGATATAGATGGTAATACAACAGCATCTGTTTTTCCAAATGGTAGTTCAAATTCTAAATTAACAGTTAATGTTCCAGAATCAATAGAAATTAATTTTATTGCATTAGATTCTACTAACTGGGCTATTTGGGGTGTTGTAGCTGCAGATACTGCACCTGCTTTTGGAGACCAATAAGATAGATGGAAGTATCTAGCGAAGCTCTTCGTAAGTTTGAAGAAGAGTTAAATTTATTAAGAATTAATTTAGCGAATGGACAAGCAGATTCATTCGCTAATTATAAACAACTCGTAGGTCGTATACAAGGAATTGAATGGTCTATTGAGGTTATTAAAAC